GTACGAGTTTTTTGAGTTTCCAGCGATATTTAACGAAAACACGCCTGACGAGCGGGCGTTGTGGCCTGACTTTTACGACTTAAAGGCTCTGCACCGCACCCGTGCGTCTATGCCCGCGTACCAATGGAACGCGCAGTACCAACAAAACCCCACATCCGAAGAAGGTGCCATCATCAAGCGCGAGTGGTGGAAGCTATGGGAGAGGGAAGACCCGCCCGACTGTGAATACATCATCATGACGCTTGACGCGGCGGCAGAACAGAACAATCGTGCTGACTTTTCAGCCCTGTTGACATGGGGCGTGTTCGAAGATGATGAGTTGACCCAAGGTGCGGCGCACTTGATACTGCTGAATGCGATCAATGTGCGGGTGGAGTTTCCAGAGTTGAAAGACTTGTGCATGCGCGAGTACAAAGAGTGGGAACCTGACTCGTTCGTTGTTGAGAAGAAGTCCAACGGCACCCCACTGTTCCAAGAATTTAGGCGAATGGGCATCCCCGTGCAAGAATTTACCCCACACAGGGGTACAGGTGATAAAGTAGCGAGGTTGAACTCCGTTGCTGATGTGTTCAGATCAGGCATGGTCTGGTATCCTGCGGGTAGGCGCTGGGCGGAAGCTGTGGTCGAACAAGTAGCCGCATTCCCAGCCTCTGAAAATGACGACATGGTTGACTGCACGTCAATGGCGTTGCAACGCTATCGCAACGGCGGATTTATTCGTCTTGATAGCGACTATGACGACAAGAATTATTTGTCGCGTCCGCGTAAAGCGGCGTACTACTGAGGACACCGATGGCTACACAGAAATTCATGGGCAAGCATCAGCTAGTTGACCGACTTTCCGCACAAGTCGGGTCTAAAGGTAGCGCGATTGCCATCTTGGAGAAACGTGGTGATTTGAAGTCTGACGGAAAGACCCTTACAAAGAAGGGCAAAGCACGCGACAATATGACAGCACGCGAACGTGCGGTTGACCGCGAAAGTAAACGTAGCGGTAAGAAGCCTTCGGCGTATAAGTATGACCCCAGCACTAACCGTGCAACACTCAGGAAGTAAATATGGCGATTGATAAAGCAATTTATGGCGCACCGATGGGCTTGCAAGATACATCAGGTCCAGCCTTAGAAATCGAGATAGATAACCCAGACATGGTGACTCTCGATGATGGCAGTGTAGAAATCACCCTTGAAAAAGGTGAAGAAAAAGGCAAAGACGGCACAGCCTTCAACGACAACTTAGCCGACCACATGGATGAGGGCGAGTTAAATCAGTTATCTGGTGACTTGCTAGAAGACTACGACAACGACATCAGTAGTCGCAAAGAGTGGGAGAAGACTTACACAGAAGGTTTAAAACTTCTTGGTCTTCAGTACGAAGAGCGCACTGAGCCGTGGAACGGTGCATGTGGTGTGTTCCACCCCATGTTGACAGAAGCAGTTGTTCGCTTCCAATCTGAAACCATCATGGAAACATTCCCAGCGATGGGGCCTGTGAAAACACTAATCATCGGCAAAGAGACTCGCGAGAAAGAAGAGTCTGCCAAGCGCGTGCAAGATGACATGAACTATCAGTTGACTGAAGTCATGGTTGAGTACCGCCCAGAACACGAGAAGATGTTGTGGAACTTGCCCATATCGGGTTCAGCATTTAAGAAGGTGTACTACGACCCAGCATTAGGTCGCCAAGTATCGATGTTCATACCAGCAGAAGATGTGATTCTGCCGTACGGAACATCTGAGATGACACTCAGCCCCCGCGTGACACACCGCATGCGCAAGAGCGAGAACGAGATTAAGCGTCTTATCAACGCAGGGTTTTATCGCGATATTGAGTTGGGTGAACCAAGCAAAACAGTTGACGAGATTCAGAAAGCCAAAGACAAAGAGACAGGCTTTAGCGCGTCATACGATGACCGCTTTCAGTTGCTTGAGATGCACATCGAGCTTGATTTAGCGGGCTTTGAAGATAAAGACGAAGATGGCGAAGAGACAGGCATCGCACTGCCATACGTCATCACGATGGTCAAAGACACCAAAGAGATTTTGTCTATCCGCCGCAACTGGAAAGAGAACGACGAGTTACACAAAGCACGCCAGCACTTTATACATTACCAATATATACCCGGCTTCGGAGCGTATGGCTTTGGTTTGATTCACTTGATTGGTGGTGCCGCAAAGAGCGCAACATCTCTCACACGCCAGTTGGTTGATGCGGGCACACTATCTAATTTGCCCGGCGGTTTGAAGACCCGTGGCTTGCGTATCAAAGGAGACGACACTCCCATCGCACCGGGCGAGTACCGTGACGTGGACATCACATCGGGCACACTCAAAGACAACATCGTCAACCTGCCGTACAAAGAGCCAAGCCAAACGCTGTTGGCGTTGATGAATCAGATCGTTGACGACGCACGCAGATTTGCGGCGGTCGCTGATATGAAGGTCGCTGACATGAGCGCGAACGCGCCCGTGGGAACTACGCTGGCTATCCTTGAGCGCATGTTAAAGGTGATGTCTGCTGTACAGGCTCGACTGCACTACAGCTTGAAACAAGAATTAAAACTCTTGGCTGGCATCATCCGCGACTACACAGACCCAGACTATTCATACGATGCTGATGGTCCACGTGGCGCACAAGCTAAAGAGTCTGACTACCACAAGGTAGAAGTTATTCCTGTCAGTGACCCCAACGCCGCGACCATGAGTCAGCGTGTTGTTCAGTACCAAGCTGTCATGCAGATGGCACAACAGGCACCACAGATTTACGACTTGCCACAACTGCACCGCCAGATGTTAAATGTGTTGGGTATCAAGCATGCTGAAAAACTTGTGCCGTTGGAAGATGACATGAGGCCGATTGACCCAGTCACAGAAAACATGAGCATCATCAAGGGCAAACCAGTCAAGGCGTTTATCAGCCAAGACCACAAAGCCCACATTGCTGTCCACATGGCGGCGATGCAAGACCCCAAGATTGCACAAGTGTTGGGTCAGAATCCACAGGCGCAGATGTTGATGGCGGCGGCACACGCACACATCGCAGAACACCTTGGCTTCGAGTACCGCGCACAGGTCGAAGCGCAGTTGGGAGTTCCACTGCCTGCACCAGATCAGCCGATGGACCCGAAAGTGGAAGCACAACTCGCACCGTTGGTGGCACAAGCCGCACAGCAGTTGCTACAAAACAATCAGAAAGAGGTTGCACAGAAACAGGCTCAACAACAAGCACAAGACCCAGCCGTTCAAATCGAGCAGGCCAAGTTGCAGTTGGAAGGCAAGAAGGTCGAGATTTCCGAGAAGAAACTACAGATGGATGCGGCTGCGAAAGCAGATCAACTCGACATCGAGCGCGAACGCATCGCTGCCCAAGAACGAATCGCTGGTATGCAGACTGGCGCAAAGGCTGAGAGTGACAAGATGAATCTCTCTGCTAAACAACAAGCCGAAGGCTTGCGTATCGGTGCTGATGTGGCTAAGACCCAAGCACAAATGCACCACCAATCCGCCCAACAAAAGGCGCAACAACCGAAGGAAACTGATTGATAAAAGAACTTGAAATACTGCGAAAGAAATTTCGCGAACGCATGAACGACCTAGCCGACACCGTGGCTACGGGCAAGTGCGCCGATTTTGGTGAATACCAAAAACTTTGCGGGGTGATCGAGGGACTGGCCTACGCAGAGAGGGATTTAATCGACCTCGCGGAAACGATGGAGAAAAACGATGAGTGAACTCACGCTAGAACCCGGCATGTATGCCATACCCGATGTACCAGTAATTTCTGAAAAAGAAGTTGAGGACATCCCGATTGAAGACAGAGCCAAGCAGTTGCCAAACCCACAAGGTTGGATGCTGTTGGCGGCAGTAATCGACGTGCCTGAGACATTTGAAGGCTCAAACATCATTCGTGCAGAAGCCACCCGCAAGTCAGATGAACTCACCTCACCCGTGCTGTTTGTGATGAACCTTGGCCCCGAATGCTACAAAGATGAAACTAAGTTCCCAAGCGGCCCACGCTGTAAGGAAGGCGACTTTATCTTAACGCGCCCATACGCAGGTACACGCGTAAAAATCCACGGCAAAGAGTTTCGCTTGCTCAACGATGACCAAGTAGAAGCAACCGTGCAAGACCCCCGTGGCATAAGCCGCGCTTAAGGAGCAAATTATGGCTAGTTTTAAAGGCGATACGTTTAAATTCCCAGACGAAGTACAGGTCAACGTCAAAGACGATGACAAAGAAACCAAGGTTGAATTTGAAATTGAGGGTCAAGAACCCGAAAAAGTAAGTAAAAAGGTTGAAAAGCAAGAACCTGAGATTGAAATAGTTGACGATACCCCGCCAACAGAGACGAAATATGACACCAAAAACAAGCATGTAGAAGACCCTACAGACGAGGAATTGGACTCATATTCATCAAATGTACGCAAGCGTATTGAGAAACTGACCTATGCACGGCGCGACGAAGAGCGTGCAAAACAGGCGGCTATACAAGAAAAGCAAGAACTTGAAAAGTTAGCCCAGTCGTTCGTTGACGAGAACCGCCGTTTGCAAGAATACGTGCAAAGCGGAGAAAAAGCGTACATGGAAAAGGTCCAGACGCTGGCAAAGATAGAACTCGACAATGCCAAGTCCAAACTCAAGCAGGCGTACGATGCAGGGGATTCTGAGGCTCTTGCTTCCGCACAGGAAGAAATGATGCTTGCAGGCATGAAAGTGCAGCAAACACAAAATTTCAAGCCTACCCCTTTACAACAGCAAAATGATGTTGTACAGTCCGCTCAAACAGCCCCCGCACCTGCGGCACCCAAGCTGGACCCGAAGACATCCGAATGGATAGAACGGAATCCTTGGTTCGGTGACGATAAGGAAAAGGCCATGTCAGCTTATGCGATGGGACTGCATCAAGAATTAGTAGACAAATACGGGCAAGATTTCGCCCGCACCGATGAGTACTTCACTCAAATCGACGACAACATGCGTCGCACATTCCCCAACAGGTTTAAATCTGATTCAGATGACGAACCAACTGTTCGGGACACTCCCAAAAACAAACCCGCAACTGTTGTTGCGCCCGCAAATCGTGTGACGTCTGCGAAAAAAATTCGCTTGACTCAAACGCAAGTATCACTCGCCAAACGACTAGGGGTTCCCTTAGAAGTTTACGCAAAACATGTAGCTGCAATGGAGAATAAATAATGGCTGAAATTGACCGCACCGCACGTATTAAAACAACCCGTGACGCTATCAAACGCGTTGGGTGGCGCCCTGCCTCTGTTTTGCCAGACCCAGACCCACGTCCGGGTATTGCTCACCGTTGGATTGCAACATCTGTTTTGGGTGAATCTCTACACACTAACGTGTCTAAAAAACGACGGGAAGGTTGGGAAGCTGTCAGAGCCGAGGACTATCCAGAACTAGAAATTCCGGGTAATTCCAGTGGTAATGTAGAAGTCGGGGGCTTGATGTTATGCGCGTGCCCACTTGAGATTGTGCATGAACGCGATGCTTATTTCGCGATGCAAGCGCAAGCTCAAACTGACTCTGTAGATTCGAAGTTCATGGGTCTTAGCGACCCACGCATGCCGACTTTTACTGAGAAAAAATCGAATGTGTCTCGTGGCACAGCTTTTGGTTCTGGTTCTTAACTTTTCAAGGAGTCTTAAATGGCTTATCCCACCGTCAGTAAGACGTATGGATTCAAACCTGTCAATCGACTGGATGGACTTCCATACGCCGGAGCAATCCGTCAAATCCCCATAGCGCCAGCTTACGCGACCGCTATTCTTAATGGTGATACTGTTGCTGTTAATACCAGTGGCTACCTCATCGCTAACAGCACTACCAACTCTGGTGACAGCGTCGGTGTGTTGGTTGGATGTCAGTATGTGAACTCGTCGGGTCAAACTGTTCAAGGTCAATACTATCCAGCCGCTACTTCAGTCGCTGGTAACATGGCTTTTGGCTATGTTGTAGATGATCCTAACGCAGTGTTCCGCGTAGTTGCCACCAACGGTCAAACCACAGTTCCTAATCCGTTTACCCGCGCGATTGTTGGTGCTAACGTGGCTATTTCCGTTACTACTGGTAATACCATCACAGGCGATTCGTACTACGGTATTGACGGAACTTCCGCCGCTACTACTAATACGTTGCCTGTTCGTGTAATTGATGTTGTGCCTGATACTGCTACCGGTCAGCCCGGTGTGTCTACCACGACCTATTACGAGTTCTTGGTCAAGTTCAACTTGCACCAGTACACCGATACCACTGGTATCTAAGGAGTAATTAATCATGGCTATTTCACGCGCACAACTACTTAAAGAATTGCTCCCCGGCTTGAACGCCCTGTTCGGCATGGAGTACTCACGCTACGGCGAAGAGCATAAAGAAATCTTCGAAACCGAAGCTTCTGAGCGTTCTTTTGAAGAAGAAACCAAGTTGTCTGGCTTCAATGCTGCACCTGTCAAAAACGAAGGCTCTGCCATCCAATACGACAATGCACAAGAAGCATGGACCGCACGTTACAACCACGAGACTATCGCTCAAGGCTTCTCCATCACTGAAGAAGCAATGGAAGATAACTTGTATGACAGCTTGTCTAACCGTTACACCAAGGCTTTAGCCCGTGCAATGGCCTATACCAAGCAAGTCAAGGCTGCTTCTATTTTGAACAACGGCTTCTCCTCTAGCTACCTCGGTGGCGACGGCGTTGCTCTGTTCTCTACAGCACACCCCTTGATTTCTGGCGGTACCAACTCTAATACTCCTGCTACCCAGACTGACCTTAACGAGACTTCTTTGGAAGCCGCCGTTATTCAGATTGCTAGTTGGACGGATGAGCGTGGTCTTTTGATCGCTGCTAAGCCTAAGAAGCTGATTGTTCCCCCATCTTTGATGTTCGTTGCTACCCGTTTGTTAGAGACTAACC